CAAGCACCCCGACCACCTTCCGCTTGGTGATACGCCACCCGCTCCCAAGCCTAAACGCAGTGCTAAGCAAAGGGCACTGGCAAAGGGCAAAGCTGAAGAAGGCGATTCAAGATTCTACGTTGTCCGCGTTACGAGCATCCGAAAGCGCCTCATTGATACCGACAACCTGGTTCCAAAGTGGCACGTCGATTCCCTCCGTTACGCTGGAATCCTACCAGACGATGCGCCAGAGAGAGCGCGAATTGAAACAAGCCAGCGCAAAGTCCAAGAAGGGGAAGAGGAACACACGCAAATCGAGATCCTGATCCAATGAAATCCCGCCCTGATGACCTCTTCCCATCCATCCGCCTGGTTCTGACAAACCACTGGTATGATGAAACAATATCCGGCCGCAAACGCATCGAGTACCGGGTAATGACTGCCAGATGGATGAAACTGATCCATGCCCGCCGTGACACCCTTTGCTTCGTCACCTTTTCCCGGGCTTACACCAAAACCACCACCACCTATTCCATCACCCACATCGATCTAGGAACCTGCCCAATCCCCGGATGGATTGGCCTCTTCATTCGCATCCACTTCAAATGATCTTTCCAGAATCCCACCGCCACCAACTCCCCGGTTACGAGTCCGCCAAGGGCGACACCTACGGGGTTTTTCTCATCCCGTCCGGGTCCGACGTTCTCCTTTGCATCGCCACTGATGGAGAATGCCCCGGCCTCACCGGCACCCAATGGGAACACGTCAGCGTCTCCGTTCGCAATCGCCGGGGTGTTCCCCTGTCACGATGCCCCACATGGGATCAAATGTGCGTTGTGAAGTCTGCCTTCTGGACGGATGACGAGTGCGTCATGCAACTCCACCCACCGCGGGCTGAATATGTGAACCTCCACAAGCACTGTCTCCACCTTTGGAAACCCGTGAAGCTCTCCATCCCGCAGCCGCCCTCAATCCTCGTTGGTCCCAAATGAAACGCACCCCCATTCGCCGCATATCAGCCAAGCGTGCCCGTGAGATGAAGGAATACACCCGCCTTCGTGCGGAGTTCATGGCCGCCCGGCCAACCTGTGAACGATGCTCCACCCGTGCATCCAAGGAGTGCCACCACAAAGCCAAGCGTGGAATCAATTACTTAAACGTCTCCACATGGGCCGCTCTCTGCCATGCCTGCCACCGCAAAGTACATGAGAACCCATCATGGGCTAGAGAAAATGGCCTATTGATTTGACGTGTATCCCGAGTATGGCACTTAAACAGTATGAACTTTCCATTTACGGGGACATTTAGAAACAAACTTCCAAGTCTTTTCCTCAGTAGATTTATGGCAAAAATAGAGGAAAACGAAAAAGGTTGCTGGATATGGACAGGGGCTAAATTCGTTTCCGGATATGGAAAAATAAATACCGGTGGGAAAATGGTAAGGGCACACCGTATATCCTACGAGTTATCCAATGGTAAAATTCCAATTGGGATGCACGTACTTCATACATGTGACAATAAATTATGTGTAAACCCCAATCATTTAGAGGTTGGAACTCAAAAAAAGAACATGATTGATGCCTCAACAAGAGGACTCATCAAAAGAAGTTTAACCGAGGATCAAGCCATCTCCCTATTGAATGATCCTGAAAATAAAAAAAGAGGTTTCATTGTTAAAAAATCAAGTGAACTAGGTGTTTCCATAAACACCGTTCTACGTTTATTAAAAGGTAAGACATGGAAATACCTCCACACCCATCCCAAGGATGCCCGGGCAAAGGGGTGGCTCGCATGAGTATCTTGGGAAAGACGGTTTTCGTAATCTCCTTCGGGCTGGCCTTGGTGTGGACCTTCGCCCTTTACCGCATCGCCTACCCCAAGCGCCTGAAGCCCGTGCGTTGCGTCCATCGCTGGACCACCGTCACCACCTACCAGAACGGACACAAAAAAAGGCGGTGCTCCGAGTGTGGAGCGGTCCGCCTTTTCGTTCCTTCTTTTCGTCAGCCTTGGTTTTAAGGGATAAACAACCGGTGAAGCCCCAGGCTTACCGACCATGAGATTATCCCCCCGATCCCGCCCACCACGGCGGTGATCGTTGCAACCCGTACCGTCACGGATTGCTTGAACTCTTCGAGCCGGGTCACCCGGCCGTTGGTCTTCAAGACCTGTTCCTTTATGGCCCCGAGCTCGGACTTGATTTCAAGCCTGAACGTGGTCCGGTCTTTTTCCGATTGGTTCATGCGTTCCAGTAGTGTGGCGAACATGGCATTTACTGAGTGAGGATCAAACACCTGGTTCTCATTTCGGTCATCCCAGTTGTTCATCACTCTCCCCCTTTCTTCGTCTCCAATGCGTCCGGGATTCCGTTCCCATTGGCGTCCCACTCCGCCCGCTTGTACCCGGCCACCATCAGCCCGGCGCCGGCCAGCACCGCCAGCCACAACCAGGCCGGAACCTCCGCCAGCTTCCAAGCACACCCGGCCGCCACCGCCCCCACCAGCAGACCATTGGATAACGCCGGCCACTGGGGAAGCATCGAACGAATCACCAGCCCCACCACCCCGCAACCGATAGCTGCCCAGAGAAGCCAGCGCCTTTCCTCCGCCGCGCTCTCCACCTCGATACGCTTCACCGCCACAGTCGAATCCGTTGACCCGCTCGATGCCCGTTCCTGATGCGATTCTGAGCGAAGTTCCGAGGCCCCCGCCAGTACCACCTTCACAGCTGCCGGAATGGCCGCAGACGTAGCAGACGCCGCCACCCCTACCGTGCTCTCGACCGTTGACCCTGCCGGGACTGGCAACGTGGTGACAGTCCCCCCCGTCTCCACTGTTGCCGGCGACCCGATGTCCTTTGGCCCCTGCGCCGTTGCCCCCTTTACTTTAACCCTGGGCAATGCCAGCCCACAGCCACCAAGGCAAAGCATCAGAAGCCCCACCGATATTAAGAAAATCACGCCGTTATTTTTCATGTTTGATTATTAAGATTTCTGAAACGCGCCCAATAAAGTTTATAACAGTAACACGTCCAGCATCATAATTGCGGTTGTTGATTCCCCCAGTGATCCATCCGCCTGAATCCTTACCCGCCAACTCATGCACGACCAAGCCCGCCCGGCCGTGCCTAAACACCACTACGTCCCCCTTCACCAACCAATCGAATGACCATGATGGAATACGGACGTAGGCAACCACCTCATCAGCACGACCAGCAGGAATCAACGGCGCCATGGACCCCGTTCCCAGAACCCCCACCCACTCAGCAGGGGCACCAGCAATACGCGCTTTAATCTCAGCCAAGCTCAACACTTCAGGATTAATCTCCTCAGCCTCTTCACGCAGATTGCCCCAAAGGAAAAACCCAGCCAGTGCCACAAGCGCACCAGCCAGGATAAACTTCACGTTTTTCATAAGTTAACTAGAAACCCATGCCGTGCCATTAAAGAATACAGGACATTTCACCGCCCCACCACCTATTAAAGCCCCTAGATAAGTTGGTGCCGTGGCGTCCGTGACAAAAGCCGTATCACCAGCAACGCCCGCTGGCAGAGTCGCCACCGTGTATGATTTAAGCCGAACTATTCCACCCAATACAAGGGCGAGCGAAGTTACAATTTGCGTATTTTGAATGGATAACGCCAAGACATCGCTTCCAGCGTTATTACCAGGGCGGAAGTTGATTTGGTTAAAGGCCTTAAACAGTACGTCGTTTGACGCTGTGGAATCGTCGGAAGCCAAGCGTTTTATCCCAAGGATATTGGCCCCCGTCGGTGTGTCATCAGCACCGAGTCTAAGCATGAAGCCAGTTGTACCCGACGGATGAATCTTAACGTCTGCAAAAAGACGGGTAAAGTTCTTGTTAACGAGCATAGCCCGAACGGTCGGCGCATTGTTAGGGCACACGATGAAATCAGCAAACGTACTAAATGTGGCGTCGTTACTTGCTGCGCCTGTGCCATCTTGCCGCAGAATATCCAGCAGCGTGTTTGATGTGCTTGGGTCTTGGAACTTGTAAAAAGAACCACCGCTTGCTGTTTGGTACGAAAGCAAAGTTCCGTTTGACGTTAAGCCAAACATAGATTTATCGAGAACAACAAAGTTTGGACTGCTCTCGTATGGAACTCTATAGGCTTTAGAGAAGTTACGAAATACGGTCTCGTTTCCAATGTCGGTCAAATGGCTGATGTCCGTAGGCTCCTGATCCGTCGAATCAAGCCAGTTGCTAAAGTTGTTTGAAAAGTAAACAGGATAAAATTGACCGTAAACCCCAGCAGCCGCTTCCGCAGTCTTTGCAACCTCATAGAGATGTGTCTTTGTGCGTCCGTTAGCTGTGTTACCAACTACGGAACCGTAAAGGATTGATCGGTTGCTTACCTTTGACGTGTCGGCATCTTTAAACGTGATACCAAGCCACTTTGCCGTTCCAGATACGTTTTCAACACGAATAACAGCAGTAGGCGGCAGTCCTTCCAAGTGGATGCATACTGGGAAAATATCACCTGCAAGCGGATCATTATACACAAGTGTCCACGTTCCAACCGGAACATCATTAACTTTTACAAGAACCTCCCCAGAAGTTGCACCTACATCAAAATGGATACCGCAAGCACGTTTATTGGTAAGCACCAGTGAAACATACTTAGATGCTCCCAAATCAAAAGTATAACGCGCACCACTATCATCTTGATAATAGAATGGATTTGTTTTTCCGGCTGCGCCAATAATCCATTCAGTATTTGATGCCACAACATTTGTTGACCAACCGGGTGTTGCTGCAACTGGTGATAAATGAGTCCAACCTAGATGTGTCACCCCATACCAACCATCGGCATTTGCACGGTCTAAAACAGCCTCATGTGCAAAACGAAGATATTTATAATATTCTGCACTACCTTCATTGGCGGAAGCAGTGTTGTTCCATCCACACATAAACACAGCCATTCCAGTCCAATTGTAAGGTAGATTGCCAAGTCGGTTATAGTGCGACTCCCAATTATTTGCAGCATCACCGACTTGCATCCGGTAACTAATACGAGAACCACCATACCCCTGATTGCTTACGGTAAGTGCACGGTCATGTTTGGTGCATAGTTTATCCGTCCAACGATAAGCAGGGATTACATACCCACCAGAAGTGTAAGGTTTACTTGCTGCATTAATACCAGCCGTTTGAGAATCACCAAAAAAATAACCCGTTCCAAGTTTTGGAATAAGTGGGTAAGTTGATTCGTTTAAATCAGTAATAGATGCACTCAAAGCAGGCCCATCCACTGATTCCGCACTTGCCGCAGCAAGCGCCGCGCTAGCTGCCGCCGCTTCCGCTTCATTCGTGGCAATGCCAGCCTGAGTAGTAGCAATGGCCGCTTGTGCCGTAGCTATTGCAGCCTGCTCTATGGCCTCATCAAGAATAGCCTGAACATCAGTGTATTCCAATGCTCCCGTGGTCGCATTAAAAGACATCATTTTCCCCAACCTTCCAGCCAACTCCATTTCCCCATCCAGCACTTCCCCGGCCTCGAAGCGAATCGTCCGCCCCAAGACCTCAGAAAGCGCCTGACACACCATCGTCAGCCGGTCCAGTGCCCGCTCCACCGTCTCACCCGGGAAACGCCCGTTATAAACGAAGTCAACCAACTGACTGATCGGGATGCTTCGAATGATCGTGATGACGTCGGCAATGGCCGTCCCTGCCCCGTTAAAGATAACCGAACCCCCGGCCTCCCCATTCTCCCCGGTTGTGGTGTAATGGGTGGCCAAGGTAAGCGTGGTGTAAACCCCCGCCCGGAGCCGGATGACCTTCAGGTGTTCCTCTTCAAGGAAGAAGAACGGGACAGCCACCGTCTGAGTAGCAGACGCCAGCGTGTATTGAATGCGTGAATTTGTGTTTGGAACGCTCATTTTTTAGGTGTGGAAAATTATCGGCTGAAAGAGCCGCTTCTTTCTTTCTTTTCAATCTTATCCGCCCCGCCGCCCATCCACCAGTAAACCGGTGAACCGACAAACGGAAGCGCCCGCCAGGTCTCGAACTTGCTCACGTCGATGTCATCCCCCTCCGCAATCTTCATGGCAGATTCCACCATGTCGGTTGCAGGATAAACGATGAACGGCGCCGGCGGAGCAATCAGAAGCAGTGCCGCCTCCACCGGATTCTTGCTCTCACGGAACCGCCACAATGCCCACCGGTTGACGCCCAGCAGCTTGAACAGGTTGTCCACCATGATGTCATCCATCACCGGCCGCCGCCCCATGATGAAATCCTTCAGCCAGTCGATTGGGCATCCAATCATGAACAGCAGCCCGGCCAGGTGAATCAGGTTGCGAGCGCCTTCCATCTTCTGGACCGCGTTACCGTTGACGATCTTCGTGATGCCTTCACGCCGAAAGGAATCAATTTGCTTCAGGGTGAAACTCTTCAGCATGTAAAAGATCCGGCCATTCGGGTGACGAAGGTAATACTCCGGATATTCCGATTGAGTCAGGGGTTGGTAATCCGCCAGCACCGTGTAAACGGCAAACAGCGTGTCCTCGGTCTTCTTGCCCGCGGCCAGATCCCGGACGACTTGGGCCCCAGTGGCAGGATCAAACGCCCGCTCGATGATTGCCCGACTCCGCCCTGACAGATTGCCGGCCGCCGCCTCCCGCTCCATCCGCCGGAACTTCGCATTTACCAGCGTCTCCTTCCCAATCATGTCCAGGTAATGAATGCCCACCAGTTTGAACGTGCGATCAAGTGCACTGTGTAACTTGCCCGCATCCCTGAACTCTTCAGCGATTTGATCCAGCCCGAGATCCGCCCGGGTAATCTTCGACTTCCGGGCCACCGCCTGCCCGCCAGCCACCATCGTGTCAAAAACCCCGTTCTCGTACAAACTGAACGCCACATCGGTCACCTGTGAAATGGCAGAAGTAACATGCCCCATCGTTGTGATGTAGGCCATGGACTTGAAATTACTCACAAACGTCGACTGGCCCCCGCGCTGAAACCGTGCTTCGAGAATGGACTGAACTTCTGCCTGTTGCTGATAGGTGATGTCACCCGTGGCAATCAAGTCCTCCACATAGGCGCCAATCGACGCCTCCAGCGCCAACTGGGAAGAGACCGCGCCGGGAGCACCGGCCACCGGCACCGTGAACTTACCGAAGAAGCGCCGCTTCTCAATGGCCTGGTTCAGGCTCTCAACGTAGGAAACCAAGGCCTCCACGCTATCCGCATAGAACTGATCCGCATCCACTCCGACGACATCCGTCTTGCGGGCCTTCAGATTCCCCGGCTTTGACTCAGGACGGCGGAACCCACGCAGCACCGAATTGACCACCTCAATGCGTTCCTCACGCGAAAGAATGCGCCCTTGGTCCTGTGCTTTCTTGGCCGCCTCTTGAAGCGCTTTCTCGATTCTCCCCTGTTCCGGCTGGCCGTAATAGTGATTCATCAGCCCATCCAGATCATTCACCTTGCGCGGGAAATAGTTCTCAATTTCACCCACGTCATAACCGGCCGCAATCGCCCGGGCCCGTGTGGCAGACAGAACTTGCTCCACCCGGGCGAATGACCCCGCCATGCCGTAGGCATTCAGGACCGCATCCCGTGAAGCAGTGTCCCCGTTCTTCAACGCCAGATCCAAGATCCGCGCCTCCCGCTCAGGCAGTGCCTCAAATGCCAGCATCCAAGGTTTAACCGCCTCGAAGTCCACCTTCAGCGCCCGGCCTATGTCGAAGTCCAGCCGGCGCAACCTTTGCCCCAGATTGGCCTTGCCGCTGATTGCCTGCAATCGGGACACAAGCGGAACAAACAGCTTGGCCGCCAGTGATGCCTCCGTGGACTTGCGCACTGCCTTTGCCCTCGCCGGCAAAGGTTGGCCGCTATTGAGCCGGGACAGGAGCTGCGAGGATGCCGCCAGGCGCTTGGCCTGAATCCGGTTGAACATCGCTTGGTTCGCCTGCGTCTGGTTCTGGGGAATCCCCGTGGTCGCAAAGGTAACCTCCGACTGAGGCACCCTGGAAAGGTTGAACGTTGCCGCGGTGAACGTAGCCACTGCCGCCTTTCGATCTTCAATGGTTCCCCCCGCATACTCGATGACGGGAATTCCCGCCTTGGTGAGCAAGGCCTTCACATCGCCCGGGGTGCCTACCGGAACCACGGCCCCCATGAACTCCGTCAGTTTTACCACACGCTGGGGCTTGGCCTCGAAGTAGGGAACCGGCGAGTAAAGCAGCGCCTTGGCCGCATCGATACCCGTCGCAATGACATCGCTCGGAACATCCTTAGAGTTGAACCCCGCTGACGACAATGCGGACCGGAACCCCTTTTCCGTTAAGCCGGACTTCGCCGCCTTGGCCATTGCCTTCATCGACGCATCCAGCGCCGCCCAGGTATCGACGTCACCCTTCCAGTTCTTTCCAGCGAAGTACTCAATCACCCCGTCCCGATATTTCCCAGTCAAGGCCTTCGTCTTTTCCTCAATCGCATTCGCCTCAGTTTCCGAAACCAGGTTATGCGCAGCATTCTTCATGTGCTGAACGCTGGAAAACTGCGTGGTAGCCGCCGCCCGGGCCGCCCCTTCGCCAAAGGTCATCGCCTTCTCCTTGTTCCGCACGGTCCCCTTCATGGCCTCCGCCATGTTCTCCGCCGTGTAGGCGACCTTCTTCTTCCCGTGCTTGATGAATGGCTCCCCGTAGTAGGGAAGGATCTTGTCCTCGATCCACGTCTTCAGTTCATCCTCCCGGCCTTTCACCGCCGCGGTAAGAGCATCCCGGCTGGCATAGCGATCCACCTCGATTTTGCCCATGTTCCGCACCGCCCGGATAAGCCCAATCTGCTTTCCCACCTTAAACATGCCTTCGTCATCAATGACCGCCTTCTCCCATGACCGGCGCAAGTAATCCGCATCCTTCTCGTCCTTGATGTACTCCTTCAGGTAGTCATCATGCGCAGTCACCAAAGCTTCAGTCAGAAGCTTACGACTGTCCTTGTCGTCAAAGTTCGGGTCCACGTTTCCACCACCAGCAAGGAACGCCTGGAAGCTAGGCATCAGAATCTCGGGAGCTTCGACTGACATCGGCCGGGTGATTGGCTCCACGACGATTCCCTTCTCCGCCAAGAATGCCGCCATCACCGCAGGCGAACGAACCGCCTTTCCAATGACGCTCTGAGGATCGGGACGATTCACCATCCCATCCCAAATTTCCTCGATAATGCCGTTATCCTCGAACTTCTTGGCGAAGGGCTTCAGGGGATCAATCGTGCGCTGGGCATCCTTCGTCTTAACCTTGTTGTATTCCGGCCGTGGTGCACGCGGGGAATAGGCATCAGCATCAAACACCGGCTCCTTTGCCGGGTCTACCATGCGAGGATCGGCAATCAGCGTAATGTCACCGAACCCGCTGAATGCTTCGCCCGCCTTCACCACGCCAATGGACGGCACCGCAAACCCACCCATGCGAGAAATCACCCGCAGGCCTTCCGCCGTGGTGTTGTGCAAGGCCATCAGCCCGCCGCCGCTTTGCTCGATCGAGAACGTCGGGAGTTTCAGCCAGCGAAGATCCACCGTCTCACTCGCGTACTTCTTCCCCCTGGCCTCACTCACGGTCACGATCCCATCAAATCCAGCGTTTACCACCGCCCGGGATAATGTCCGGCCAGTCTTCCCGCCAAAAGCCCGGGAAAGCCGCGCCTTCCACCCGTTCTCGCCATACCCTACCCAGTCCAGAACCAAGGGGCTTGCGAAGTCGACGGTCCCCGTTTCCAGCCCATCAAGCGTTTTCACGGTATCCCCAACCGGCGCCAAGTAACGGCCGGCCGGTTCGATGTCTTGGCCAAACTCGGCGCCCAGTCTCGGGGCCTTCTTCGTGTTGCGTACATACCGGAAGCTCACCGGCTTCCCGGTCTCGAACACACGGCCAGTCTCCAAATCAGTAAACTTCTCCACCACTCCCTCAATCTTGGCCAAGTTAAACGTCTGCCCCTTGAACCCGAGGTTTGTCGGCATCACCGGCTCGCCGCGTGTGCTCTGATCGAGTGCCATCAAAAGGTCATTCGTCGTGTCGAACTCAAACCCGTCATCAGCAACCAGTGTCTCACGCAACTCGTCCAACGGTTTCCCCTTCTTGCGGAACAGACGCAGCTTTTGCTTGGTGTCCAAGTTTTCCATCAGGGACTTGAGCTCACCCCTAAACATCGGTTCTTGGGAAGGCGCCAGTAGGCCGCCCGCCCGGATAACCGCCGCCTGAAGCTCAGAATCATCACCCCATCCAATGTCCTGCCGGATGCTGGCCATCTCTTCAGCTACTTGTGAGTCATGGAACCACTTCAGCGCCACATTGAACGCGCCGTCCATGGTCTTCACCGTTCCCTCGATTTCATTACCCTCGGGATCGGTTACCGTGTACCCGGCCTCATCGTTGCCAGTGATCTTGGGGAAATCCTCTTCTTGCCCGATGGAGTCCTTCATCTCCTGGTCAAACTCAGAAGCAACCGGGGCGGCCTCACGGTTACCTTGCGCGGCCGTTTGATAGGACTGATCCAGCGTCCGCTTCTCCGCAGTCAAGCTGGCCTCCGTCTCCCCTTCATACTTCTTCAGCAGGCGCTCGGCCTGTGGGGAAAGCTCCACATTCAGGTCATAAACCGGGATGTCGTTAAGCATCTCCGCAACAAAGGTCTCCTCCTCCGTCATTGGCCCGTTTTCGGTGATCGTCTCCTTTCCGCCAAGGCGATCATCGACCACCGCCTGAAGCTCCTCTTCGAGTTGAGCCTTCAGAAAATCCCGCTCACGCATCGCCGCACCCTCGGCTTGACGATCGGACCGCAGTTGCGCCAGTGCCGCCTTCTGTTCCTCATCGGCCAGTTGCGCCTTCAGGTCCTGATACCCCTGATAGGACCGCAGCACACGCTCAGTCTTTGCCCTGGTATCCGTGCCGTCCGCCTCGAACACCGCATTGAGCTCGGCCTGCCGTGTGGACCGCGCCGCATCGGCCTTGCTTGCGTCCAGTTGTGAACGCACCGCCCCAGTCGATACCTCACCCAGCGCCCCCTTCATCAGGGTTTCCAGATCCGCGTCCAGCTTACCCTCACGCAGGAGCTTCTTCATCTTCGCCGCGCCCCGGATGACGGTCTTCAGGCGCTCGCCCAAGGTCCGCAGCCACTTCCCCCAACCGCCAGGAAGCGCCACCTTGCGCCGGGCCAGTGCATAATCTACCACCCGCTTGGAGAACCATTCGATGTTGGCCCGGTCTAAATCCTCACCCGTCAGGTTTGAAGCAACGTCCGCCTCACCATTTACAGAATGCCATTTCACCCGTGCATCATTCAGTTCTGCCGGTGCCAGATTCTGATCCAGATAGGCTTTTTTGATATAGGCCTCAGAAACCTCTTCCACGGCCACCGTTGGGTCCGCCGCCTGCGCGACCTTCGCCACCATTTGAAAAACCCCCTCCGTCGTCGCCTGCACATCAGCCGACCCTTGGATGCTCGCGGTTTCCAGCGTGGTCTCCTTGGCCAGCCCATTCACCAGCTTGGCGACATCCAGAGCGCCCTGGGCTTGCTCCTTGGTCATCAGCCCCTGATTAACTCGATCCATCAAGGTCTCCGGAATAGCCGGCCGCTCAACCTTGAGCTCGGCACCAAACTTCTCTTGAAGCCCGGCCAGCGTTTCCTTCGTGGCCTGTTCATTGACCGCCCGCTGTTTCAGCGTGTCCAGAAATTGGCGCTCCTCCGGATTGGTCATGTCCAAAGGGGAGAACGTCCCGAGCTCGGTATTTTCCACCACCGGCACCCCATCAATCATGCCAATTTTATACCCGTCGACTTCCAGCCCATCGGCTGAAACGAACTTCTCCCGAAGAACCCCGTCGTTGTACTTCGCCATGGCATCCTGGTTCCCATTCGCCGCGGCCACCAATAACCGGCCAACTTCAGGGGATGCGGCCGTTGCCATCAGTTGCTCATCCGTCTTGACCTGACGCAACACATTGAAGTCTGCCGGGGTCAACGTCTGCCCCTCCTTCGTCGTCAGGTACTTCTCCCCCTTCGACACCGCCATGTTTTGGTCAACGGCCTCCAAAGACGTGATCCCACCCGCAAAGAAGAAGCCCAGCGTGAAGGCGGACACCGATTCAACCAGGCGCTGTTTGGCGGCCTGCTCAGTGAATAGCTCGCGCTTTTCATCATAGGTCTGTTGCGCAACAAAGTCGTTCCAGAAGTTTTGCGCCGGCTCAGTCAATCCCTCCTCCACACCAGAGGAAAGCCCCTGCCGTGCAAACTGCTTGGCAAAGTCTCCAAACGATACCTTGCCCGCCATCTTTGGCAGATCCCCCAGAACCTTGTCCATCAGGCGCTCCATACCGAACGCACGTTCAAGAACCATTTGGGGACCGGCTGATGCCAAGTTGGCGGAGAACGCTTTTTGAGGATCATACGCATCCCCCTCTTTCGCCATCCGCTCACTTTCCACATCGGCAAAAAATGCCGACTCCATGCCAAACGCTCCCACCGGCCCCAGCGCCGCCAATGCCGCAGTAGCCGGGACACTGCCCACGCTCGCCATGAATTGGCCCAGGGTTGATTTTTGAAACTCGGGATTAACCCCCGCCCGCTCCATCGCGCCGCCGCTCAACTCGTACCAGAATTTTGAGAGGTTCCGATATTCATCGGACACGTCCTTACTCGTTGAGTTCGCAAACTCCTTTGCCCGCTCCCGGTTGGTCTCATCATTGACGCCGCGAATCTTCGCCATGTCGGAGTCAATTTTTGCCAGCCGCTCCTTCTGCTTGTCGGTCAACACCACTTCCGTGTCCTTCGGCTGGAAAGGATGATTCACCAGTTGCTCACGCTCGCGGTTCAAATCGAGATACGTCCGATTTTCGAAGGGCGACTTCATCCGCCCAGGTTCCGCCGCAATCGTTGCCGCTTGGGAATAGATGCCGGCCGGGATCTTTTGAGCAAACCCCGTGAAGCCGCCACCGGCCGCCCGGGCTGATTGCTCCGTGTTCACCATCAGCGCCCCTTTGCCCACCTTCGCCAATCCCTCAGTGCCAGAAAAGGCTTCAGGGGTTTCGGTCTCCGTTACCGGCGCCTGCGTCTCGCTCCCCTTGTAGAAGCTGGAAATCTTGTCATAGGCTTGACTTGCACTGCCGTTCCCAAAGAACCGGCCAGAAATGTTTTCGAAGTTGGCCAGGATGTCCTTGCGCGGGATGCCGGTGCGCCGGGACAACCAGAGGGACACGAATTGCTGATCCACCATTTCATTCGCCCCGGACTGCTTCGCTTGCGAGTCAAGGGACTCGGCCCCCGTCAGCGTCTCGAATTTAGTGCGGGCCTCTTCCGGCAAGCGGCCAAGGCGAGTTTCACGGGACTCAAACAGGGGAGCAAGTTCGTCAGTATTCATCAGAATCCAAATGCGTCTTTCAGTGCCTCATAGCCAGCCGCCTTTTTTGCTTCAGGCATCAAATCCTCTCGAAGGAACTTCTTCACCTCATCGGCCGAACGATTGCCATCCTTGGCCGAGTCGAAGAAATTCCTGATCTTCCCTTCCTGGTTGAGCATCAGGTCACCGGCCAGCACATCACCAAGGGCAGGAAGCAGGCGCTTGTACTCACCAATCATGTCCCGTCGCATCGCCCGCTCAGAAGTCCCAATTTCCCGGTCCATCCATCGCGTCCCTTCCTCCTGAAGATCCTCGATGTCCGCCAGCTTCAGGCTGAACAGTTCATCCATCAGCTTCAGCCGGGTTTCCTTGGTGACCTTGGCGGAGTTGATCGAGTTTTGCAGATCCCGATATTCCGTGTCACTCGGCTGACGCCCGAACATTTTAGAACTGAACCCACCCTTGATCTTCTTGCTGATCTTCGTGGCCTCGCCTTCAGCTGATGCCATTTCTGATCGAGACGTTTGGGTAAGCTCTGCTTTCAGTTGGTCCGCTTGCTCCGGGGAAATCTTCCCCAGCGCCATGCGTTGCTCGATGTCACGAAGCCCCACGTCCCCCTGTTTACCAGGAGTCACCGCACGGTCACGAATGCGCCCGGCTTCACCGGCCTGTTGTTGGGAAAGCTCCTGAGCCTTGGCCGCCAACTTCCCAGCCCGCTCCTCACCAGCCAACGCCAATTCAGGCGCCAAGCCCATGGCCGTCTCTTCGTCCAAGTCCCCAGACTTCACCGCCGCCGCAACATCGGCCGTTGTTGCCCGGCCAAGACGCATTTGCGTAACAAGGGTTTTTCCGGTGACCTCCATTTGACGCTTGGCCTCCCGCACCCGCGCATTGGTCATGCTCTCCAAGTTCACGCGCCCGCCAAGCGACATGCCGCCGCGCTCGAACTCGTAATTGGTATAAGCCCCATCCTTCCCCTTCTCCGTGATTGCCTTGTTGAACTCAGCATAAGCCTTCACGGCCTGCGCCGGAGGAAGCTCACGAATGGCGTCCAGCTGATTGGATGCCGTTTTATACATCCCCTCCTCCAAGCCGCGGCGCACCATCTCCTCTTTCTGGTCAGGTTGCACGTTCATCAAATCCACCGTTGCAACGTACCCCTCATAATCACCTCCCCGCAGCTTGGCCTGGGCATTGCCCATCAGGCGGGAATTACTTTGGCGAATCAGCGCCCCGTCCTTCTGTGCCCTGAACCGTATTCCGGTCTCCGTCAGATAGGACTCGGTAAGCATCTTGTCCTGTGCCACCACTTGCGATCCCCAGCCCTGTTGCTTAATGCGTGAAGTCTTCCCGGTCTCGTAAGCCTTCCAAGTGTCCTGCCTGAACTTGTCCCACGTTTCCGGTTTGTCCTGGTTGGCCTGCGCATAGGATTCAACCTGTGCGGCCGTCTCCATTCGAATGGTCTCCTCAGAAGCGAGGAATCCCTTGTTTACCTGTTCCTGCTTTTGAATGGCAAACTTCCCAAGGACGTTGCCCACACCTTGCAAGGCTTCACCCGCCCGGGTGATTGCCATGTTTACCCCCTGCATTTCTTGGCCCATGCGGGGCCCAAGACTGGGAACTTGTCGAACGTCTGAAAGTGATACGGTTGGAATGGCCATGATGATATTTTAGTAACCAGCTGCACGAATTGAAGCGGACCCAGTAGAACCAGATCTTGCGGTGGCCAATGACTTACTTTGTCCAGCTGCCGCTCTTGAAGAACTCAGCTGAGAACCCATATAAGCCGTATTTCCTGCTCCAGACAAAAGGGAGGAACCAGCGCCAATATAAGCCGCCCGAGCCTGATTTGAACCAACCTGCCGATCATAAGCCCCCTGGGCTCGAAGCGCCCGGGTTTGCTGCGTTGCCTGACGACTCGCGTCTAAGGCTTCCAGTTCAAGAATGCCCGCCGTCTCCGCCATTACCTCCAAGGGAGAGCCTTCAATGGTAACTCCGCTTTTAGCGTAGGCCGTGCGCTGTGTTCCAAGAAACCTGCGATTCTGTTCACGCCGACGCTTTACTGACTCACGTGAATCTAAATCAATCTGAGCTGCCTGACTTTCAGCCAGCTTGGCATTGTATTCCCCCATCTTCTTGGCGGTCTGGGCAGCTTCAACCTGTCCATAAACTGCCACGCCTGTGCCAATTGCACCCACCACGATTGCCGCTGTTGCGAGCCATGACATTATGAATTTCCTCCTTTTAATTGTTTAATCTGCTCCGCATGAACCAAAAAGGTTTCACTTTTCTCGATTAAAAGCGTCTCCAGCTTTCCCTCTTCGGTTTCTTCCGTTGGATGAACAGTCATCCAACGCATGTCCTCGATGATGAATAAAACCTTACGCACTCCTACTCCTGACTTGAACGAGAACGGAGCGCGGATTTCTTGAACTATTCCGTCAATCATCACCCTTGCCGCCCCGGTAATAACGATGTTCATGTGCTCGGTCTTGTGCTTGTGCCCAATCACCATTGCACCTGCTGGCATGAATATCTCCCGGCAATAAACACCAGGAGCAAAGTAATGGGTAACCGGACAATCAACTTGTGGCATTTTCAAAAGTTGCTCCTCTGCGATTTCTACGGGATCAATTGGTTTAATTTGTGTGCTCATTGGGTTCCCGTGATTTGGTAGTGAACCACCATGCCGAGCAAGGTCCAAGGTAGGGGTTGATCCTGTTTAAGGATGATCGTCGCATCCTCGGAGTAATCCCCATCCACCTCCTGATACTTGTCCCCAGTAAACAACGGCGGTGCAGCGTCCATCAGATCCTCCGTGGTCCTGAACTCAACTTCCCGGAATGTCTCCCCGTTAAGATCGGTGACCTTCAGGCCCAGCGTGTCGAGTAAGCGCAACGTGACGCCGCGGATATTCTTGACGACTCCCTGAGTGTTTCCGGCCGCCTCATCCACATCCAGCCGCATGGGCTGAATGATCGAGTCATAGGCCAGCCCCACATGGACTATCGAAGACAGATAATCCAGCGTGACCTCACCGCCGCTCACCACCTTCTGAGGATGTACCGCGCCATCAGTCAGAATGTCCACCGTCTCCCCTTCGAGGTGATCCAGTCCATCGACGACTAAGGTCGGCGCCCCGTAGTAAACAACCGACGAATCAAGGAAGTTCTTGGCAACATCAGCCCCCGCAAAGGTGTAGATCCCTTCCACGACATCATCAAAAATGTCAGTCGTTGGCGTGAAGTACCCGGTCATCCGTTCTAGGTAACGCTTTTGCACCCCGTCAATCGTGCGCAGGACCGACACCCACACCTCATCATCCAGTTCACCATAGACGGTCTCCACCGATTCCACCGTCCCCGCCGTGGTGTGCCGGTGCCAGGCAATGACGCTCTGTTCCTTCTCGTAGGTCATGCCAATCAGGTTGCCATTGGCCACCGCCCAGAAAATTGAGTCACGGTCCGATTGGTAGGACGGTGACGTGATTCCCCCGGCCGTGATGTGCTCGGAAAGGATCGTGACGTCATTGGACTGATACCCCTCCCGAATGGCATCATAAACCGCCTCCCGCAACTTCCGGCCGGAACGCTGCACAAACAGGATCGTGTCATTCACCAGGAGCGCCCGGCCTTGCTGACTTCCGAAATTCGACTGTTGTTTTACCTTGATCTTGGTCGGAGTGATCGGGTTTTCCAGATCCCCGCCCTGTGCCGTCCATTCTCCCGATGTGGTCCCAATAACCAGCCGGGACTGAGAAATCATCCAGAGCACTTGCTGCCGCTCCGTAGAAGACAAAGTAAAGGCCAGACTGTCATCATCGGCCGTTCCCGTGGTAAAGTTCTCGTAATCGTCAACGATCGAGGCCCAGAGGGTTTGTGGTTGAAACGTGGTCCCGGCAAAGAACATGCGGTTCTCATAGAAAGCGCAGGCGGCCGGATAACCCCTCACCCCAGACCAAGCACCTTCCGCCCAGTATTGGGTAGCATCATGGCTGAAAAGATTCCGCTTCACCGTAGCCGTGACCGATGTGGAAGATCCAAACGCCGTGACCTGGACCACTCCATAAATAAAACGATCCTCCAACTCGAAGACTGCCCGGGAATCTTCGCCGTTCGTTGCCGTTTGTGAAGTCCAGGACGTGATGTTTATCCGGTAATAAGCCTCTTCATCCTCTTCGCCCTCCACGTCGATATTGCGGTCCTTGCGGCCAGTGTAAGCCCGAACCGATTCCCAATTCGTCGTTCCGTCCAGCGACCGCTCCACAACCACCGTTGCCGTCCAGATCCCGTATGTTTTGAAAAACCATTTCCCCGACACCAGCACCGCGGCCGATGATGACACTGAGGTTATCGCAAGCTCCGTGCTTGTAGCATCCCGGCGATGCCCAATGTTCAAATAAGCCCCCACATGCCCGGCCTCAAACAAAGCCGCTGAAGATGTCAGGGTGATCGTTCCAGTGGTTCCAGAAGGATCAATCGTCACCGCGGTTAAGTTCTCCGCCAGAAATGGCGGACGATCAAAATCAACGCTCACCAGCGTCCAGTTGTCATTTGCAAGGCGGGACAGTTTCTTAACCGGGTGGGATGGATGCGTGATATAAACCACGTCATTGATTTGGACGTACTGAATCTCTGCGCACTGGGCCGCCGTGTAGGTAGTCACCACTTCATACGGCACCCCCAACACCTTGATTTGCTCACCAAGGTAATAAAACCGGATATACAGATCCCCAAATTCCAGCATAAAGGAAACCGTTCGGCTAAACTGGAAGTCCAGCAGACGCACCGGCTTGTTGCTCGCATCGTACTTGGCGGCCGCCACAAACTCAAACCCCTTGCGCCGCGTGACCCCGCCGTGAGGCATCGGGATCATGTTCTGGCATTGGCGACACCCGGCCGCGTACTTCTCCGTGTCCACCCGAGCATCCAACTTGGGCGAAAGCTCGCCCGCGTTGAAGCTCATTATATTCTTCTTGTTTCGTGGATTTGCCATGGGTTATCCGTTCGTTGAATAGCGGCGAGCCTGGACAAAGCGGGAATCCTCCCAAGGTGCGAAGCGCTTCTTCTTCCGCTCGTTTCCGTCCTTCATCCGGGCCTGGGGAAGGCTCACCCGCTGATACTCAGAAAGCAGCGCCTGCGCCAGTGCGTCATCCTGCCGGATTGGCAGGGCGATCTTCGATGCAAGCAGCACCACCACCGCGTTGACAAACAGAGCGTCCCATTTGTGCGTCTCCTCATCGTACCCGATGAACCTGACCTTGGCCTCCTCCGCATCGGTCAGGAGCTTGTCCCCTTCGATTTCCCACGTTTCCCCGAGGGTCCCCGTCACATCCACCCCATTGAGCTCCACAAGGCTCACAAAGTTGACGGGAAGCTGAAACTGGTAGGCCCACTCGAAGGCAGGCGCCTCAGTCAACCGGGACAGTGCCTCGCGCTTCTTCAGGCAATTCCACTCCCCAGCCCTCGCCACCTCTCTCACCGCTAACTCGAAGGTCTCCTTACAGACCCGGGCGGACTTCGAGTTTACATCCTCAATGTCCATGACGTGAGGCGACCCGATGCGGCCGAGCGCCTGATTGCAAATGTTGGTTTTTGTGAGGGCCATAAAATTGATGCCGGATTACCCGCCGGCACGGGGTTTTTACTTAGGAATACCGAGTTTCGAGAAACGCCCGAACCTCTTCCACCGTCGCCGTGCCGGGAAGATCCACCGCTTCGGTTCCCCGAATGGTTCGATCCCCTTTAACAATCACACAGGAAACGCCAAGAATACGCGTTCCGTCTCCCGACAATAGTAAACTTTCAATATTGATATCCATTTTAGTACGAGTTGAAGCCAGTCGTTTGAAGGAGGATGTTCGCCCCCGTGGTGCCCGCAGTATAGTTAAGCGCAGCGTTGCCGGTGCCGAACAAAGGAGTCGGATAAGTCACTTGCATCGGAAGCGTCATGCTCGCCGGCACAGAAATCACATCCAGCGTAGTGCTGCCATCCTGAATCGTCAGCGTGGTCGCGGTCGCATTCGTATTCTGGAATTTGATTGCCGTGATGTTCTGACGGATGCTCGTACCTTGCGCCGCACGAATCGCCGTTTGAGCATTCGTGGTAACGGTTTGGTTTACTGCAAAATCCAGTTCACGAACGGCAAAGTTCTTCACGATTGCCTGACCTGAAATCGACTGCGTGAGTCGAACCGCGTCACCGTTGACGATTGAGGAAGCAGGCAAACCAGTGCGGGCCTGACCGCCCACTGATACCGGATTACCTGAAGCCGCGGAGTCTTCCGCCGCAGTTCCCACCACGCCGATGCCAGACGAGGCAACCGTCACAATCAAGGTGCCCGAATCTACCACTACACGCTGGCCATTGCTCGAACCCGTGGCACTCACACCACCAATAAGAACCTTGTTGATTCCGGTCTCTTCCATCGAGAACTTGCCCACAGTCAAACGCGTGGTGGAAGCCGGTGCCGTAACACCATTAAACACCTGCATAAACAGGTAAACAGGAGTCAACGCATCAATCAGACTCTCCAACCGGCTGGCCCGTGAAGTGAAGAGAATCGTCGTGGAAGTCGCCGGCGAACTATCGCAAAGAAACTCCGACGTGGTATCCCCCGAGAACTGGATGATGTCACCAGGAGAAGCATCCGTGTTCAGCGTCAAGGACGTTGCTCCGGAACCCCAGCCACGACGCTGCGAGTCGAACCAGTTCGTAGTCGTTGCGCTGGTTCCGTTCTTCACCAGACTCACGCAATTCCAACCGAACACCGTTACAGTGCCAGCAGCACTCGGCGTCCACGCCTTGCCGCTCATCGTAAGCGTAAGCGTTCCACTCGTAGCACCAGCATTCAAGCAGGTAAAGGTTGCGACACCACCGGACGATTGAGTGAGCAGCGAAACCACGCCGTTCACAATCGCCAGCGTATCAGACGACGCCGACACCGTTGCAGACTCCGCAATCGAGAAGATCGGATTCCCACCCAAGAACGTAATCGTTGCCGTAGTGGTCGACCGTGACCAAGTGCAGGCAAAGACAGGCGAGAACGTCACCACATCACCAGCAACCGCAGTAATGGCGTAACGACCTGACACAATAACCGCCGCTCCACCACCGCCGCCAAGCATACACGATTGCCCAATGTTCGCATCAGTGAACCCGTGACCGGCTGGCAGCGTGATCGAGATAAGCAGTCCCGTTGCATCAGTCGTAAAGGCGCAATTCTCACCGATAAGATCGGCCAAATAGATGCCAAAGTGTTGATTCACGATCTTCTGACTCAACTGCACCTTAACCCGTGCAATGTGCCCACCCTTGATCGATTCCACCGAACGCATCAGAAACTCAGCGTTTGCCGTGGTGCCGGTATCAACGAGCAAATTGCCGTATGCCTGAGCAACCGTCATGCCGCTACCAGTTGGCCCAACCTGCACAGCTTCATCAGCCACCAACCCGGGCCCCGTCTTGGTAAACGAGCAGTCAACCACATGAGCGTTTTGGGTGATGCCACCCGTTTCACTTAAAACAAGCGCCTTGTAGGAGCCTGGAGAACCGTCCAACTCGCCGCCAATAATTTGGGGTTTGGTTCCAACCACCTGATTCGAATTCAAACTCATAGAGAAATAGTTTTTTTGGTTAAATAAAAAGCCCGCCCCCACTCCAAGAGCGAAGGCGGGCCAACAACAGAACCCAACGGGCCTTCAGCTTAGAAGGCCAAGTAACCGATGCGGAACACCAGCTTCTTGCCTGCCACCGGGGTGACAAGCGTCACCAAGGTGCCGATGATGATGCTATCCGCGCCGAGAGTGTAGGGAGTCAGGCGGGCCGCCGCGGCGATGGAATCGAAGCGGTCAACGCCGGCCGCAGCCACATCGAGACCATCCGCATAGCGATCCACGTCAGCCGCCGCACCAACACCGGCCACATCGTCGTCACCCACGTCCAAGGTGGCAGTGCTAGCGATACCATCACCCACAACGGTGCAGTGGGAGGGGTCGATGATGCAGCCCTGGGGCAGCTTCACGATGTTGATCTTGTCGCCGGCCGCTTCCGTGCCGAGCATGGTATAAACCGAGGTAGCAAACATCAGGGTACCCGCTTCACGGATTCCTGCGTTGCGATTGGCCAAGGTGGGATTCGCCTGCTTGGCGTAAATGTCAGAGTTAAAGGTAGGCATAAAATTGCTTTCTTATATGAGATTGTTGAGTGAAGAAAAGTCCCAGTGATTACGGGGACTCGTCGCAGTAAACCAGCACCACTTTTTCCTCTTCGAGACGGGTGGCGCCGAGCATCAGCACCGTGCGAATCTGGACCGTGTGGTTCTGGGTGGGGAGGATGTCGATCTTGACCGACTTCTCCATGCCGATGCCAAGGGCGATGCCATCGCGGTGATAGGCGATGCAGGTCCGGATGTCGGTCGCAACATCGAGGGTGATAAGCTCAGTCATCACGCACTCGAAGCCGAGGAAGCGATTGACCGAACCATCCACCAAGGCCTTCACGTTGTTGTAATCGGAGGACTTGATTTCCACCACGTTGGTGAGGAGATCCTGAAGCTGTTTGGCGGAATGGACGAAGTAACGGCCCTCGGCATCAACTTCAGCCTTGTCGAGCAGGTACTTGGCGCGGGTCCACTTGGCCAAGGTCATGCCGCTGTTGGCAGCAACACCACTGGCAACGTAGTCGACGGCAACCTTCTGGGTGGCGGGAACGTCGACGGCGGTCGTGCCATCCTCACCGATGTAAGCGGTGCCTTCCAGACCGGCGATAATCACCTCGTCCATGGTGCGCTTGGCGGCCATGGCGTGGGACTGGACGTGCTCGGACTCAGGAGCGGGGAGCTCACCGAGGGCAACGGGGTCCAGCTGGTCGATCCAGGTGACCTCATCGTAACCCTTGGGGCGCAACCAGCGTTTGGCCATCGGGGAGTCCGAGGCAACGGTGGCGCCGTTACGGGTGGTAATCAGGCGCATCTTGGACTTGCCAAGCTGGCTGAAGGTGCGGTCTTTGCCTTTTACGGTGACGCGCTTGACCTTGTTTTCGAGGCGGGACTCTTTCTGCTGAACCAGGTGTTCCCAGTTGTCAGAAAAGTCGGTTTGAAAGTGCTCGGGGAGCTGAGTGAGGATAGCCATGACGGAGATGCCGGTATTCGGCGGATGATTGGATGAATAAAACCCACGCAAACAGGCGTGTGCTGGTCATCGCGTAGGGGTTTCCGGTAGCCGGTGCCAACGCTTCGGACGAATCCGAGGCCGGTTGGTGTCCCTTGCGGGAGGTCTCCGCCGTGCTCTCTGTCATCGGGTATGCACCCCACCAAGGTCTTGTGTCAAGACATGAAAAGGGCCGCCCCCATGCCCAGGGACGGCCCAACCATAACCCATTATGACCTGTCAGACTCAGGATTTAGTCTTTTGCTTCGAGTGCCAAGCCTGATTTAGCCGGGACTTTGCCTCAACTGCCTGCGAGTGCTGGGGATGATCCGCTTCATGGTAGGCCTTGAACATCGGATTGCTGGGGTTGTTCACGATGTCCAGCGCCTTGGCCCGGTCATCCATGCCAGCGTTGGCGCTGGTTTCCCCGCTGATAAGCCGGTCCTCGCTTATCATGGCGCCGAACTTGGCCGCCAGCATCACCGCCTTGGCATCACCAAACATCGCGTCATTGGGATCGAGGCCCGCCGTCTTGATTGCCCTCACGGCCAGATCAATGTGCTTTGCCCGCTCCGCCCCGAATGCTTCATCCAAGGCCTTGTTCTGGGCCGTGACGTACTCGGCCTGCGCCTTCTCCTGTGCAGCCGCCCCACCGTCTACGGCCTTCTTTGACTGGGTGCTGTTGAAGTCCATCAACTCCTTGGCTGCCGTTGGAGAAACCCCATGTTTGTGCAGGATTCCAGCGATTCCATCAGCATAACCTTGATCCCAGAACTGCTCAGGAATCGAATCCGGCCGCTTGAACCCGTAACCTTCCGGCTTCTCAGGGACATTGTTGATTAGGGCCAGCAACTTGGACCGTTCGGCCTTGGCGTCAGGACTGGCATTCTCCGGGAGTGGTGCCAGCGCCTTCTTGCCGGCAAGGTTGGACATGTTCGCCAGCCCGCCCATCAGTGCCTCCACCGTCTGGTAGCGTGAGAACAGATCCTTGTGGGGCTTCAGGTGCTCGGGGAGCGCATCGAACTTGGTCGCGTTGATCTTGCCATCAGCGCCGTACAGCCCGACGTGCCAGGCATCGCCTACCGTTGCGGTGCCTGTTCCAGTGGTTGCCGCCGCTTGGGTGGTGCCGGTAGCACTCCCCGCGGTTGAGCCGGCCGCCTGCCCGGAAGATCCACCGCCAGCGAGAAGCGAGGTTGAAGCGGTTGCAGTAGCAGCACCAGAAGCGCCACCAGTAGTAGCGCCACCCGTTCCACCGCCGCCACCGGACCCGCTTTCGCCTGCTTGCTCATAGAGTCGAAAATTTAAGAGTTTCATTGGTTCTGTTGTTGGTTCCTAGAGCCTCTTACTTGGAATACTCCGACTCTTCGCCACCCACAAACGTGTTGGCCGCTTCCACCTTCTCCGTGTTGTGGATCTTGCGCTCGGCAATGACCGCATCCACCTCGTACTGTTGGCTCTCGGGGATGCCAGTCGAAGCATTTAGCACCTTGCGGGTCTTGGTCACGGTGCCCTCACCCTTGATCCCGTAGCGGGCCTTGTACTCGGCCGGCTTATATTTGCGATACCACTCCACCACGGCCGGCGTCTTGTCGCCAAAACGCATCTCCTTCTTGGGCATCGGGGGGATGTTCTCCTTCGGCTTGGCCGCTTCATCGCCTTCAATGACGATCGAGGTCGGCGCGTTGCCGTTCTCATTCAGCCAGCGGACGACGGCCGGGCGGAACTTGGTCCATTGCTCCAACAGGACCAACTTGCCATCCACCAGGGTGGCAACGTGGATCGTGCCGTCCTTGTCGGTGCGGGTCACTTGGCCATCATCGGCAATCGCGTACTCGATGACAGGCGGTTTATCTACGGCTTTAACTGCTTTTTCTGTGCTCATGTTGTTTTAACGTTGGGTTTCTGTTTCTTGGTCCCGAGCAACTTCGCCCGGGATACGAGATTTAGGGTGTCGAGGAAGAAGATTCTGCATCCCTCGGCAATTTCCATTTTCTGGGGCTGGACTTCCCCGGTGGCCAATGGGACAGCCGTCGACCGGAGGAAGTACCCCCGGCGCTCCATGTCCTGCCAGACCAAGGCCTGGGCCGGTGTCCGGTGCTCACTATCGCTCCCGAACACCATCCCGTAGGCGAGTGTCAGCTTTTCCTGTGTGGTGGCTTCGCTCATGGATTATCCGATTAGTTGCTTCTGGATCTTGGGTGAGGCCTGGCTGATGTCCTTGGCCGCCTTGGCCATCCCCGGCGCCGCCTCGGCCGCCATGGCCTGTTGTTGTGCCTCCGCCTTGGCCTGCCGCATGGAGTCCCGCTTGTCTTCAGTCATGATCCAGTTGGAGGGAAGACCAGCGTTGCGGGCCGACTCGCGTGCAATCACGTCAAAGTCATAGTTCTCCGCCGCCATCTCCGCCGCTCCCGGGCTGATTTGGGCCAGCCCACCAAGGATCGACATCACTTGACCAAGGCTTTGATTCTCCGCCGCCTTGATTGCCAGCGCCAGCTTCGAGGTAAGGGTGACTTCAGGCAGCACCAGCGCCACCTCTCCCGGCCGTTGCTCACGAAGAACAGACGGAGGCGGTTCGGGAAACTTGCCCGCCCGGTGCAGGATGTTGAATACCCGCAGAAGCATCGGGTTGGTGACCTCCGTTTGCAGGCGGTAGAAGGTGGGGCTGAAGGCCGTGACCTTTTCAGCCAGGCGTTGGCTCACCTCGTAGGCGGTCATTTGCCGCTCGATTTGCTGAAGCATTTGAAACAGGTCGACGTGGTAGGCCTCACGAATCGCCTTGTCCTTCATCTCGATTCGCTCCCGGCCGATGTCATACCGGCCATTGGTCCCCCACTCCTTGGGCATCGCGTTGGGATTGTTTGGGTCAAACGTCGTGGCGCCGCCTGCGTGAAGATCGATGTCCCCCTCCATCGAGTCAGGCACCAGGATGCGAGGAAAGGCCGCAATCTCCGCCAGTGCGTCCATGTTCATCTCGATGAAGTTCACCTGCCGAATGGTAGGCAGTGCCTCAATGCTCGGGCTGTACCCGTAGGGCTGTTGACCCCACTTCAGGAAACGACTCACGGCAATCGGGTCCTCATCATACCCGCTCTCCATCACCACGCACTTGTCATCAACCGAGACGTAACAGGAGGCAATCGGCTTGTTCTCCGGGTCCAGCTTCTTGGGATCATACTGCCCGGGCTCACGGGGATGGATCGAGTGGACGAATTTGAACTTGTTGTCCTGCTTCTTGGGATCGGCGCAGGCTTTTGAGAGGATAGGGCCCAGGTTCTCCTCCCCGAACTTCTGCTTTGCCTGCCGTGCAGTCAGTTCGAAGTCCCGCATCAGGGTGTCAACGCGCCCCTCATGGTCTTCCTGAATGGCGAAGGTGCCCACATCGAACTTGTGGAAGGCCAACAGGGAGCGCTTCCCCTCTTCCAGCAGCAAGGCCGCCGTGCCAAACCCACCGCGGTCAAGCAGTGCCTCATGGATTTCAAGGTTCCAGTTGCTCCGGGCGAGCTCTCGAAGCGCAATCTCCGAGCAAGCCTGATAATACATTTTGGCGTCATCGTCCTGAATCTCCGGGGCTGGATCAAAAGAGAACCAGCGACCGCTGAAGAGGTAATCCATTTGTCCCGAGGCAAGGATTTGATTGGCCCTCACCGCGGTCAGGTTGAACAGGTTGTCCGTGTAACCGTCCACACCCTCCGTCTTGCGCGTGTTAATGGCCGACTTGCGGGGCTGAACGTAGTCGGCAATTTGCTGCCATAGCGTGTCCCATGTCCCACGATCCGCTTTAAGGCGGTCATACCGGGAGAGGATTTGCTTGGCCTCAGAGCTTTCTTTGCCGGGCTTTTCCTTCGGCGTGATGTTGATCGTGGGTTTCATGGAGGATTAACCCAGCAGGGACTTGGTTCCGAGTTTATCCGAGGTGCTTGTGCCGGCCGCACCCGCCAGAAGCGTGGACTTCATGCCCTGCTTCTTACTGGCCGCCAGCCGGGCCTGACGTTCGGCGTCTGCCACATCCGTGGAGCTCTGTGCCACCGGTGGGACCGCAGGGGGAGGAGTGCCGCTGCCACCGCCGCCACCCTTGAATTGACGTTGAAGCGGGAATGAACCCCGCGAACTCTGATGCTCTTGTTGGTATTTTTTCATGGTAAAAGTGGGCGCGCGCCCGATAGGCGACGAATGGAGTCCAGCCGGTAAACTTTCAAGACGTTCCTGCGCTCGATCGTTATCAAGGGCAATTCCCATGGCAGGATGCTCCACACCTTGCCGATGTCCCCGGCCATCAGATAGACGTGCCAAGCATCGCATAGATCCGGAGGGAAATCGACCTGTCCCACGATGAACTCAGGTGCAGCCACCGAGCAGACCGGCCTCCCCATCACGAAGAAGGACGGCGTGGAGAAAACAAACCCGTGCTGATGGTGCCATGTCAGATCCTCCTCGAAGGTCCGAGCACACGGTTCAAGGCCGTAAACACCCTTTGCCAGTTCGAAGGGGATCATCGGCGCACCTTAAATGACCGGGTTTGCCCCTTCATGGATGAAATCCCCGTGTGCACCTTGACCACGCCACCGCCGGGCTTGGTCGGCATTGCAGAGCGGTCCACCAGCAGGCCCAAGCGGATTGCCTGGTGAATGTACCCGAAGGCCGTCGATGCGTGAGAGGCCCAGTCATGCACCGGGACGTTGCGAATGGTCACCCCGTCCGCCTCCTCCTTCGCCCGGTACGCTTCGAGTGAGTCAATCCCACGCTCACAGTTGCTCTTGTGGAAGTAGCACCGGTTAAAAGCACTCAATGCGTCGTTCACGTTGTCCCACTCGTTGACGATGCGGGGCATCACCACGACACCCTTCACCTCCGCCTCACGCATCAGCCGGGCCCACAGCGTCTCTCCATCGTGGGGGAGGAACATTCCGCCGTAAGCATAGGACTTGGCCTTTAGTCGTGCCGCCCACTCGGCTGGGGTGTTGCAGTCATCACCGCCTTGGAGCGCTTCCAGCATGTTGATGCGGTCCCCGATGACTTGGAACAGCCAGCACCAGGTATTAGCCGGCGCCCCAATGTCGAAGGCAGCGTAAACCGGGAACCCCTCATAATGCTCCACGCGGTCATTGATCCGCCCAGCCGTGCGCCCCTTGTCGACGTCTGGCCCATAAATCGCGCCAATGATCGGAGTCATCCAGCATTCTTCCAACACCGTGGGGAACTCAGCGTAAATCTTCCGCCCCAGTTCCTTCTTCTTCTTGAAGTAAAACATCCGCTGGCCCGGCGTGAAAACATTCAGCGTCTGGACCTGCATCCGCTGAAAGTAATCGTTCGTCTCCTTGTCAATCTGCCGCGGGTCACCCTCCACCGTGTAGCGCTTTTCCTGCCACCAAGGGAAGAACATCACCTTGAAGTCCTTCACCGTGCGATACTCAGGCGGGGTTTCGAGTGACCTCTTAATGAGCTGATACCAGTCGCCGCCTTTGCCTCCCTTGTGCGTCGATTCAGCGAAGATCAATGCGTTTTCACCTGATGCCGCCTGAAGCACACCCGTCAGGATCTCCGTTGACCGCTCGGGATCGTCGTGAGCGATCGGACCCCACTCCGAGATATGCACCACTTGCGGGGTTTTACCGCGGGCCTTCATGCCGGCCGTGATGGTCGACCCATTGGCAAACTCCATGATGCTTTTATTGTCGATGACCAGTGCATCCTTTAGCGCTTCAGGCATCCGCTCCCATGCGAATTTGACCTTCCCGAGCTTGGCCTGTGCATCCGGTGCCGTTTGATCGATAATTACCGCCCTGATGGTCTTCCCTGATGCGCAGAAGTGGGCTTCATCGAACTCAATCAGGACAATCAGCGTGGTGAAACCCAGTTGCCGGGCCTTGGGGATCGCAATTCGCTTCTCTCCCTCGATGTAAACCGCGTGCAGCACCTCGCACTGGGGCTCATTCGGGACAAACTTCACCTCGTTGCCGTCCGCATCCTCGATCCAGTACAGGTTGCAGATGCGAACCAGGGGACACTTCAGCTTCTCCTCCACTTCCGCATCCGTCAGGTTGTCGGCAAGGAAGTAGTCGGCGGGGTTGATGCGGGGATTCATCGTGCGTTACGAATCCGGTGCAGAAGTGAGCCCTCAACCTTCATCTCGACCTTGGTCGGTGCATCACACCCCAGCATCTTGGACGCCTGGGCCACCGCTCCGGTGACATCCCGGGACGTTGCCTTTGCGTCCCGCCCGCGGCGCTTCACTATCTTTGCCAGTGCCGCCAGCATTTCCTTGCGCGTTAGGACGTCTTCATCGGCCAGTGCCTTCTTCCCTTCGTCCAGTGCCTTCCTGATGCGTGGATTGGCCGCCAGCTGGCTTGCCTTGACCGCTGTCTGTTGGTTGTCGCACGGAGCATAACCGGCTTTCCGGTACGCATCCGCCTGGGTGTTCCCTTCGAGCACACACCGGACAAAGTTTTCCTGCATGGGTGAGAGAGGCCGGGGAGTCATCAGTTGCACCCTCCCACTCCTAGCGCTGCCCAGTGCCATTCACACACCAGCATGAATCCCTTGATCCGGGTGACTGGCATGGTGAACACGGCCAGCGCTTCCCCCCGCTTGTCTCCATCGGCAAACCAAACCAGCCAGCGCTGCCCGGCTTTCTTCTGGACCTGGAGCCGGTGCCGGTACTCCCCCGAGGTGATTGCTTGCTCACCAAAGCGAAGCTGAACCGCTTCCAGTGCCAGCTTGGCCTGTGTGGCCTTCACGTCTTTGACGAGGAGAACGGCCTGCCTACGGTTGATAACAGGGTCCTTGTGGTAGGAGGCGCGGGACTGGATCAGGGTTTCTTTGCCGAGTCTTATCATGACCCTTGCCTAAGAGGTCCTGAGTAAAAGGCAAGGCTCCGGAGGAACGTATCCCTCACGGAGCCATGCAAGCATCAGGTGGAACCAGTGCAGGATTGGAAGGCTTGGCCATTGTCTCCTTTGTCTTCCTGTGTGGATCGGGGAAGAGAGTAGCAGGTGCGGGGTTTTCTGGGGATAGGGTCCAGTGAGTAAAGGGCTGTGGTGCGGGGCCTACTCCTTGTATTCGTTATCACTGGTTAGCGGTGAGGTTCGGGAGCAAAGACCCCCCTTCCCCAGCCGGTAAGGACTGAGGAAGGAGGAACTTTGCGGAAAGATTCGTCACACTGGTTGAGCGTGTCGGTCCGGTCGCTTTTGCCGGGAGACCTCGCGCACGGTATGGCCCACGTTTTGCGCGTCTTTGTCAGTCTCCCAGAGTCGCACGGGCCCCTTGGTTCCCATGCACCATTTTGAAGGATCGGTTGAGTAGTTGCCCGCGAATCCTTCACCGTTAAAAAGAACGGATTTCTCGGTGCTTCGATCGTAACCGTACGGGCACAAAAAAACCGCCTAGGGGTCGCATGTCTAGGCGGTTTCCTAACTGGGAGGAACGGGCTTTAGTGTGAGTCTCCTCACAGTGCGACCCGTTCGGATGAGAGGAACCATCTCCTCTTTTTCTGTCCTTTCAAGTTTTTTTGAAATAGCCGTATATTACGCTTTCATACCGCCGTAGGTTCTGATTGGATCTTCACATCGGCAAGGAGTCACGACCCTTGGACCGATACCAGATCAACTCACGAATCCAGTCACACCTATGTCATCACACACGCCCGGACCTTGGGCTTCCAACGTCCTCACCGTTTGCGGGGTTCCCGCCAACTTTACCGTCACCGCAGTGGATTCCAGTTCGATGGAACCCATTTGCTTTGCCCCGACTTTCTCCCCCCGCAAGTACACGGAGATTGCCGCCAACTCCCGCCTCATTGCCGCCGCCCCTGAGTTGCTTCACCAGCTTCACATGGTCCTGCCATACCTTGAGCAGTTGCGCGATGACGAGGCCAACCTAAAAGCGTCCGAGCGGACATACAAGGATGGTGTTTTGGCAAAGCTTGCTTCCGAAACATTGGCCATAATCCGTCAGGCGGAAGGAGCCAAATAACCATTCAATAAACACGAATCGAAAACGTGTTTAAAAGTAATAAATAAATAAGCATGAGCGCGTCCACCAATTCGATCTTTGCCCCGTTCGCTGAAGCCATCAGGGACGGCCACCGCATCGCCTACAACCTGCCCGCCAAGCCCGCACCTGAACCAGCCAAAGCCCCTGCTTACACCGATGAACAAGCCTCCACCACTAACCCAGCCCTTGCCGCTTGGTACGATCGCCCAGGATGCTATTCCGGCGACTGAGCCCAGAGACGACTTTACCCCGCCATCACCAAAACAACAACAATCCGACCTTGCCCATGACCTCAGTAATTATTCCCGCCGACGTTTCCGCACTGGACCCCACGAATAGCGGCCAACCTGTGGAATCGTGCCCGCCAAAGTTTAAGATATATTCCCCCACGACCTCAATGACGATTGAGCAGGTTGAAGCCCTGGCCCGTCAGTTAATCCCCGTGCCAATTGGTGCACTGATTATAGGCCAAACCCTTCAAACGTGCCATGCCGACCGCGCAAACATAGTACGGTGGTCAATCTCCCACTTCAAGCCGAACCAGTGCAATTCATGCACGCAGGCAGAAGGCACTACGCCACTCGAAGCACTTTCCATTTTAGTCAACAAACTCATCCCATGCGATTCCTCAACTCCCTCCGTTTAACCTACCATTCCGCCCTCTGCGCCTTCTGGCAGGGGCTTTATCACTTCGCCTTCGACCAGTGCGTTAACCACGAACGCCGCCACAGCAAAATCCTTTGCTCCGAGATTAAAATTAAACCCTCCAAATTTTCCCGCTAATGGACACCACAACCGAACTCATTGAACTTGCTGGCCTATCCAGCACCGCCTTAACCGCTACCGACGCCGCCAAGCAGCGCCGGGACGAGCTCCTTACCCTGGCCCGCAAGGGCACCATCGTTAAAACAGCCGACTCCGCCCAGCGTGCCGGGATCGTCTTGAAGGAAATCACCGCCTTCACGCGCCAAATCGAGGCCAGCCGCAAGCGTGCTAAAGATCCCGTCATCGCCCTGGGCAAGGCCATTGAAGCCTTGGCCGATGAACTTTGCGCCCCCCTCACCGCTGAAGCTAATCGCATCGGCGGGCTGATTGCCACCTTCCAGGAAGAACAGCGCCGTCTCGAACAGGAAGCCCGCCGCAAGGCCTTTGAGGAACAGGAGCGCATCCGCAAAGAGGCAGAAGAGAAGGAGCGCCTTGCCCGTGAAGCCGCCGAACTTGAGGCCCGCAAAGCCCGGGAGGCACAGGAAAAAGCCGACCGTGAAGCCGCAGAGCTCGAAGCCAAAGCCGACCGTGCACGTTCTGCCGAGCGCCAGGCTCAACTTCAGAAGGAAGCTGCCGAGCGCCGCGCCGCCGCTGAAGAACAAGCCCGCAAGGATGAAGCCGCCCGCAAGGAGGCCCAGGAAAAGGCAGACCGTGAACGTGCAGAAGCCCAGAAGGCCCTGGCCGCCCAGAATACCGCGGTATCCATGGCCGTGGCTCCCAAGCTCGAAGGCCTTACCCTACGCTCCGAAATCAAGTTCGAGGTGACCGACATTCATGCGCTTTTCTCGGCTCTCCCTGGAATGGTCTTACTCACCCCCAACAATGCGGCCATCAAGGCCCAGCTCAAAACCCTCCCTGAAGGCCAATCCCTCCCCGGCGTCCGCCACTGGAAGGAAGCCAAGACCTCCGTCCGCTAAATTTCCCACCCATGAAACACACCATCAAAATCACCGCCACCATTACCAACCCCGAGGGGAAGGAAATCTTCCGCTCCGAGCATAACCAGGCCGTCCCCATGGACGCTGAAGCAAAGATGTTCTTTGCCGATATGGTCCCGCCCATCGAGCGAGTCCTTTCCGATGCCCACCGCAAGTTCCTCCCCACCGAAGAAGAAGCCGCCAGCCAAAACTAATCCATCATGAGCTCCACTGAAAACCCAATCCACGCCCCCGGCCTCCCGCCGCGCCACCACTTGCAGAAGGGTGACGAGAAGCGCATCCGACTCGCCGGCGGTCCCTTCGTCGACACCCACACCCTTGCGGACTTCGCCCTTTGGCACCGCCGCGGAGTGAGTCAGGGGATCATCATTGACCGCCTCACCTTGCACGCCAAGGCGACCGGCTTCGACCCCGTGACCAACCTAGTAAAAAACCCGCTCCCAGCCAAAGGCCAGAAAGCGGGTTCACGATAGGTCCAGTCACGGGCCTATCTCCAACAGATCAATTTCCGTCAGAAAATCAACACCCAACACACAGAACCAATGAGCAATAATATCATCACCCTCGGCCAAATCACCGAGATGATCGCAGGCGACAAGGACAACCCCACATGGATCAACGACGACTTTGAGGCCGTTGTCACCAACGTGAAGGAGTCCAAGACCAAAACGGACAAGGTCTATTACACGGCCTCCCTCCAAGATCCCCATTCCTCCAACATCACCCTGGACGCTACGTTCTGGATGAATGGCATCCCCGCCAAACAGGGGAAGGTTTGCCGCTTCAGTGGCCAAGGCATGAAGCTGGAAGCATACAAGGGAAACCTGAAGCTCACCGTTGGCGACAAGGCGACCATCAACGTGGTAGGCGCCGCCCAGAACACCGCCAGCAAGCCCCCAGTCACCCAGACCAAGCCCGCCCCCGGCCAGACCCGTGCACCGGCCGCATCCGGTAAACGCCCGATCAACGGCGCAACCGTTGGCATGGCGATCAATCAGGCGATTGGGATCATCAAGGACTCCCAGCCCGACGCCCCGCTTTCCGGTTATTACCTGACGCCCGCGTTCGGCAAGGACCTCCACACGCTGGCATCCGACATCATCCGCGTCTCCGCCTACCTCGAAGCCGGAAACTTGGCTGATCCCTCGAACAAGCGCAACGCCCCGCC